TGAAACAAGCCGTTGAAGCTCGCACACGTAAGTTGCAAGCTCGCTGGACATTTGAATCTGCACAAGACGCACAAGCCATGCATGGTATTGACGTTGAAGCAGAAATCATGGCAGCATTGGCTCAAGAAATTACCGCTGAAATCGACCAAGAGATTCTCTTGAGCTTGCGTTCATTGGCAGCTACTGAGTTCACATACAACCAAGCTACCGTTTCTGGTACAGCAACATTCGTTGGTGACGAACACGCCGCATTGGCTGTGTTGGTTAACCGTGTTGCCAACTTGATTGCTCAACGCACTCGTCGTGGCGCTGGTAACTACGCTGTGGTCTCTTCAGCTGCACTCACAGTGTTGCAAAGTGCAACAACTAGTGCGTTTGCTCGCACTACAGAAGGTACATTTGAAGCACCTACCAACACCAAGTTTGTTGGTACCCTGAACGGCAGTATGCGTGTGTTCGTTGACAGCTATGCTGCTGACACACAAAGCGTACTGGTTGGTTACAAAGGTAGTTCGGAAGCAGATGCACCAGCATTCTACTGCCCATACATTCCTTTGATGAGCAGCGGTGTTGTGCTTGATCCTTCAACATTCGAACCAGTTGTTAGCTTTATGACAAGATATGGCTACATAGAACTCACGAACACTGCATCTAGCTTCGGCAATGCGGGCGACTACGTCGGGGAAATTGCCGTTTCTAACTTGAGTTTTTCGTAAGATTTACTCAGCGTTACAAACGCAACTCAAAAAAGGACTTTCGGGTCCTTTTTTGTTGGCTATACTTTGAACCAACTCAAGTACTGTTCTATCTTTTTAGTCACCGAAGTCCAATCGCCCATTGACGGTTGACGGAATATACGCACAGTAGGATACCAAGGACTTGAATCGCGATCCAGCATCCAACGCCAGTCTGTGGCAAACCACTGCAACATCAACCAAGTGGGTCGACCCATAGCTCCTGCTAAGTGTGTGATAGCAGTGTCTACTGAGATCACAACATCCAAACAACTCATCAATGCCGCTGTGTCAGCAAAACTGGCAATACTTCCAGGATACACAGTCACACCAATGGCAGCCAGTGCAGCTTCTTCTTCGGCCGTGACATCTACCTGCAGGTTGATCCACTCGTACTGGGGATTGTTTCGCACCAGTTCAAACATGGTTTCAAAAGGCATGCCTTTGTGTTGATTCAGCCAGGCATCTCTGCGACCTGACCACGAAAACCCCACTCGCATGCGTGTTTTGGCTCCTAGCCGTTGCAGCCATTGTTTTGCGTCAGTGTCTTGAGGGTTGATATAACTTATGGATTTGGCCAGATTGTCTATGGTCACACCCAGCACACCAGGTATGCTCATGATGGGAATCCAGTAGTCAAACTCAGGAGGAGTGTCAGTGTATCTGCCCACCCAGTCAACGATGCTGGCGTTGGCCAACAATGGAATCATGCCATCAGTAACCTGGAATAAAATTTTGGCACCCCCAGCGTGCAAATTAAACAAGAATCTACAGAACTGTATGTTGTCTCCGTGCCCTTGTTCACCTATCACAAGAATAGTTTTGTCCCGTAAATCTTGCCCAGTCCAGCGAGGTTGAGTATGCTGTGGCAATGACCCTGCCAGGTGTTCATACTGCCACCGTGATTCGTAGGCTGGCCAGCCACGAGCATAGTCTCCCTGGATCAAATAACTCACTGCCAAGTTAAACTGTGCTGTGACATTGTTGGGATCTATTTCAGCAGCATATTGTAAAAATGGTATGCCTCTTTTGGGCTGCCCGCATTCACGCATGACATTGCCATAATTGTTGAATGCCGCAGCAGAATTTGGATCATGACACATGGCCAGCATGTAGCATTTGAGTGCCTGGTCTGGGCGGTTCTCACCGCGCAGTCTATTGCCTTCTTCGATCAGACGAGCAACGTCTGTGATTATTTCGTTTGAGTCCATGGTAATATTTACAGCGTATACTACACAGTGAATTATTTCAACCTCACCATAAATACTTGTCAACGCAATTCTGCGTTTTATGCGGTTTAACCCGCCGCGTACGGACTAGAACTCCGATCGGACTTCTTTAAGGAGAAACAAAAATGGGACGTCCTCTTAAAATACAAAAAACAAGCACAGGATCTGGCAACGGCGGAGCCGCCGTTGGTGTGGATCTTGGCTTTCCTAACTTTGGATCATTGACCGCGCCGGTGTTCAACGCACCAACGCAAACACTTGATTCAGCTCAATATCTTGGCGTTGTGGGTGGCGCAGCACCCACAGATGCACCCTCAGCAACCAACCCCAGGGTTGATGTCACAGTGAACATTGCCGCACCGTCAGGCTCAGGTATTGGTGTGGCCCAGGGCTATATCATACGTCAAAAAGGCAGCCACAAGTATCTAGTGGGCGATGTCACTGGTGTTAACGACGGGTCATTTGTGGTCGGACAAGCATATCAAATTTCTACCCTTGGAACAACCACCGATTGGCCAGCTGCTGGTGCTCCTAGCAACTATGGGTTAGGCACAATTTTCACAGCAACTTCTGTTGGTGGATCAGGCGACGGTGCAGCCAATTCAGTGGGCGTTTGTGTGCTAGACGACGATGTTACTCCAGCAGCCGGACTCATGGCCATTACTTACACGCTAGGTGATAGTACCGCTACCACAATCAGCAAACTCACCAACAAGTGGTTGTTGAACTGGGCCGGTGGATCAACTTATGCCGCTACCTCTGTGGTTAACGATGTTCGCTACGTGACCAACTTCTTCACAGACGAAGGCACTGTGATCAAATCTGGTACAGCTCAAACCACAGTGGAATTGGCCATTGTGGACAACGTTACTTCCTAATTTGTAACACTGTCAAGTCCTCTCTGATACATACAGGGAGGACTTTTTTATGAGTGCAGCATTTGTATTGGGCAACGGCATCAGCCGGCTGGCCGTGAACTTTGATCAGTTGAAGCCACTGGGCAAGATCTACGGATGCAATGCCTTGTACAGAGAATTTGCTCCTGATGTGTTGATCAGCACAGATCGAGCTATTGCACACACCATTCAGAATTCTGGCTATGCACAGGATCACACCATGTACACTAGAAAACCCTTGCCAGGCCTGGGCGCACGCTCAGTGCCACAAAGTTATTTTGGGTTTAGTTCTGGACCCATTGCTGTGGGCATAGCAGCTTTGGACCGCCACTTGGCCATATATCTCATTGGATTTGACATGGGCCCAACTGCCAGCAACCGGTTCAATAACGTGTATGCTGACACAGAATTTTATAAAAAAAGCTCCAGTTTACCTACGTTTACCGGCAACTGGGTGCGACAAATAGTCACAATCTGCCGAGATTTTCCAGACACCAGTTTTTATCGTGTGATGGGCGATACATCGGCCCAGGTGCCTGAATTCAAATCTGTGGGCAATTTGACCACGGTCAACATCACTGACTTTGTGTACCGCATAAATAACACAAAGGATCTGTAAATGAGCACAGTCAAACGAGTCAGTGGTGACTACACTATTGAAACCATCAACGCCGGTGACCTAGTCACACTGAGCAGTCAAAATGTCAACATTGTGGGCAATCTCACAGTGACTGGCAATGCTGTGTTGGTGGGCAACATCAATGCAGACAAAATTTTCAACGGCACCAGCAGTGTAGAAATTCCCACAATCAACGGCAACATCACATTCAATCCTGGGGGCGTGGCCAACATAATAGTGGTGTCGCCCACAGGCACAGCATTTACAGGCGTAGTATCGTTTGCTGGCAATGTGGACGGAGCCAACTTGAACACCACCGGCGGAGTGTATGCTACCAATGCAGCAGGAGCCGGCAACGTCAGCCTGGTAAACGGTAATATGTTGATAGCATATAGTTCAAATGCAACCAGCAATCAAAACATTAGATTTCAAGATTCAAACATAGCAGTAACTTCTGTGGGCAGCAATATTGGTGCAATTGAATGGTTCACGTCAGACGCTACTGGCGCTGCGGCCAGAGTCACTGCTAGAATTCGTGCTGTGTATGCTGATACCAACGGCAACGCCAACATAGAAATACAAACGGGCAGCACTTCGACTCCTACCACTAGAATTACAATAATTGGCAGTTCTGGCAATGTGGGCATAGCAAATGCTGCTCCGTTGCACGCATTTGCTGTGACTGGCACAGTATATGGTTCCAGCACACTCACAGCAGTGGGCAACGTCACTGGCGGCAACTTGCTCACTGGGGGGTCTACCACAGCCACTGGCAACATTGTAGGTGGCAATTTGATCACTGGTGGCTTGGTCACGGTGACTGGCAACGTCACTGGTGGCAATATCATCAGCGTAGGTGCTGTGAGTGCTGGTGCAGCTGGTGTCAGTACCACAGGCAATGTCACCGGTGGCAACATCAACAGCAATGACAGAGTAAGTGCCACAGGCAACATTGATGCTGCTGCATTTAATGCCACCCAAAACTTCAGCACCACAGGCAACGTGCGCAGCGGTACTGTGACTGCAACTGGCAATATTGTTGGCGCCAACATCAGTATTTCAGCTCTGAGCTCAGGCACAGGTGTCGGAGTAGAAAACATTGTGTGGCAACCCACCACAGTGGCGTTTGACAGTGCTGTACAAGCCAATGTGGGCACACTGGGATTTTTTGTGTTGGGAGGCTACAGCTACAAGTTTGAAGCCTACATGCCCGTACTACCCGCTGGTAGTACAACCACAGGATTCAGCACGTATTTTGACGCAGGCATTTGTTATTACACTGTTGAAGCACAACCCGCACAAACTACTGCGTTTAGTGCATCCACCTCCAATGTTTCAGGCACCGCAGCAGCCACTCAATCAATGACTGGTACTGATCCTAGAGCTGTGAGAATTACTGGCACCATCTACAGTGCCGGCAATGCCAATGTGGCCATTCAAGCGCAGACCAGTGCTGCCAACATTGACATACAAAGTGGCAGTTATTTAACCTACACCAGATTAAGCTAAAATAGCAAACAAGTCCTTTTGGTAAATACATCAG